AATAATGGGTGGGTTGCTTCGTTTGGAACAGAAGTTTTAAAAATACTAGGAGGTGGTCGTACTTATCAGATTGTTACAAATCTGAATGGAATAGAACAGGTTAGAGTGAGAGGTATTCCACCCATTACCACTGATAGTTTAGGACGTAAATGGATTAGCTGGGTTGATACACCACAAACAACATTATCTGAAATGAATGTAGAAGGTAGGTTTGTGTTTGTAGGTTTTACAGCCAAGGGTATATCACCACAACTTGCAACACCTATAGGTCTATTAGAACCACATAAAATACAAACAGCTTTATCAGAAAGTATGTTGATGGACACACCACAAATACCAGACTATAGATTGTTTGTTGAACTATTACTACTATGCCTCTCAGGCTTCCTCACAGCACTTCTAATAGCACGGTTAGGTATAACTAAGGGTGTTGTATCATTCTTGGGTTTGTTCTCTTTTATGGGCTATATGGAGTATCACTTTGTAAGCCATAATATCTTAATAGACTTTACATGGTCTCTAATAAGTATGACACTTATTGCTACCTTACAATTCTATTTAAACTTTAGAACTCAATACAAACTTAGACAACAAATCAAAAAACAATTTGAACATTACCTTGACCCAAGACAAGTCAAACAACTACAGGATAATCCTGAACTCCTGAAGTTAGGAGGAGAACGAAGATATTGTACGTTTTTATTTACAGATGTGCGTGGATTTACAAGCTTGTCAGAGACTTTAGAACCCGAACAAGTTACAGAAATTATGAATAAAGCATTAACTATTCAAGCTAATGCTGTTAAAAAGTATGACGGTATGGTTGATAAATATATTGGTGATGCAATGATGGCTATCTTTAATGCACCGATAGATGTTCCTGACCATGAAAATAAAGCTATTCAAGCAGCTATACAAATACATAAAGATATGCAAGAAGCTGACCTAGGTATTGAAATAGGTATAGGTATAAATTCAGGAGAAGCTGTTATAGGAAACATGGGTAGTGATACAAGGTTTGATTACTCTGCTATTGGTGATGCTGTAAATCTTGCAGCAAGACTAGAAAGCTCTACTAAAGAAGTAGGAGAGGATATAGTTATTGGATATAACACTGCCATTAAAAGTAGTACACGTTTAAATCTTTTAAAATCTATACATGTAAAAGGTAAGAAAGAAAGAATACAAATATTTATTATTTCTGAGTCATAACTCTAGCATTCAAATAGTCTTCTAAGTACTTATGTATTCCATCAAGCTTAAGGGTTGCTTCTCGTATAACAGTATCTAATGTATTATATTCTTCTTTAGAAAGATACTTCTTCAAACTTGTTATGTCTGTAGAAGTTCTTTCAGAAACTAATTTACCTGTCCTATCATAAAGTAATTTATATCCTAAGACCTGTGCTTCTTTTCTTTTACTCATTTTTCTATCTCCGTAAAAGTAACAGTGTCTTGTTTACCTCTAAGACCAGCTTTCATGTATGTTGTAGCTCTACCTTCAAAGAAGTTCTGATGCTCTACACCCATAACTTCATCAATCCAACCAAGTGGATTATCTTTTTGATTATAATTAGGTTTTAAACCAAGTTGTAGTAATCTTCTATCAGCTATGTATCTGTTGTAAGCATACATATCTTTTTTGGTTAGTCCTTGAAGGTCTCCCATTTCAAACACTAAGTCTAAGAACTTATCTTCAAGCTCTACCATCTCTCTACAAATTTGATAAAGCTCTGCTTTAAAATCATCTGTCCATATTTCTATGTTTTCTTGGATAAACTCTCTAAATAGTTTTGTCATTGCTTCAACATGCATTGACTCATCACGAATAGAATAAGTAACTATTTGTCCCATACCTTTCATCTTACCGAACCTTGGGAAGTTTAAGAGGATTGCAAAACTAGAGAATAATTGCAACCCCTCTGTGAAGGCTGAATAAACTGCTAATGTTTTAGCTATAGTTCTCTTATCAGATTTTAATGGCTTAAACTCCCCAACGTAATCGTGTTTGTTAGCCATCTCTTCATACTCCGAGAAAGCTTTATATTCTATTTCAGGCATACCTACAGTATCTAACAATAAACTATAAGCATCTTGATGTATTGATTCCATGTTAGCAAAAGATGACATCATCATTCTTGCTTCAGGTTTCTTAAAGATAGGCATGTACTTATCTATGTAGCCCGAAGCTACGTCAACATCTGATTGAGTAAACAATCTAAATATCTGTGTAAGTAAATGCTTTTCTGCTGGTGTAATGTCCTGCCAATCTTTTACGTCTGTATGTAACGGTACAGATTCAGGCATCCAATGCATTTGATTTTGTAGTTTGTAATACTCATACATCCATGGGTATTCAAACGGTTTATAATAATCTCTAGTTGTTAATAAGCTCATAATTTTTCCTTACCCTTCACAGGCGATACATTCCACATCATCTAAACGAATCCTTGGAACTTTTGTGTTTACATTCTCTACGTTTCTTGCTGCATTAGTTCTAAAGTAATACAACGATTTTAATTTATTCATACCATACCAATGTACATCATTCACATACTGCATGTATTCATCATGCACTTCTTGTGGTTCTGTACTTTTAGGTAAAGTAAAAAATAGGTTGACAGACTGTGCTTGACACACAAACTCCTGTCGTTTAGAAGCATGTTCTATAATCCATATTTGGTTTATTTCGTTTGCTGTTTTAAATATTTCTTTTTCATCATCAGTAAGTATATCTAAGTGTTGTACTGAACCTTCGTTGGCTGATATATCTTTCCAAATGTTTTCTAACTTCTTACCCTTTAACCCTTTAGTTTTAAAAACCTTTTCAAGATACTTGTTCTTAACTTGGTAAGAGCCGGATAAGGTTTTGTGAGTATAGCAATTAGCCCTATAAGGCTCAATACTAGGGGAAGTACCACTACATATAATCCCACTACTAGCATTAGGAGCAATAGCCATAAGGTTAGCGTTACGCTTCCCCGACCCATGGATATCAGGAGCTTCCCCACGTTCAATAGCCAATTCTTTAGTAGCTTGTTTTGCTTTAGAGTTGATGTAAAGAAATGCTTTATAGTTGAAGCCAGTTGCATAGATACCTTCAAAAGGTATGTTCCTAGATTGGAGATATGCATGGAAGCCCATTGCACCCAACCCCAAGCTTCTCTCTCTATACGCCGAATACGCAGACTTAGTATATCCTTCTTTACCTTCTCTAACATATTTTTGAAATCTTTTAAAATTTGCACTATACTCTCCTAACTGTGTTGTGTCTATTGCATTGTCAATATAATGTTGTAGTATATTGTCAAGCATGGTTATTAAATCTTGTATAAAGTTATCATCCTTTGACCACTTATCAAAGTGTTCTAAGTTGACAGAAGATAAACAACATACTGCTGTTCTTTCTTCATCAGTTGGTAATGTAATCTCAGAACATAAATTACTTTGTCTTATTTTTAATCCTAAATCTTTTTGTGCTTTAGGTAAAGCTTCATTACATGTATCAATGTTTATCATGTAAGGCTCACCTGTCTCTGCTCTAGCATGAATGATTTGCCACCATAAGTCTCTAGCATTTACTATCTTAACAGCTTCATTAGTTTTAGGGTCAATCAATCTCCAATCATCATCAGTCTCTACAGCTTTAAGAAAAGCATTAGTAATGTTAATACCATTGTGAAGATTAAGATTCTTTCTGTTGATATCTCCACCCGATTCTTTTCTCATGTTTATAAACTCTTCAATCTCAGGATGGCTTATATCCATGTAAGCTGCATAGCTTCCACGTCTTGTTGTGCCTTGATTAAAGGCTAACATTTGTGAGTCTACAACGTGGATGAAAGGAATGCTTCCAGTAGAACGACTGCCATGAGTAGTTGAAATACCGTTGCTCCTAATATCGCCCCAATATCCACCGATGCCTCCACCTGAACTTGCCAACCATATATTCTCATCATAGTGAGCAGATAAACCACTCCTACTGTCAGGAACATAATTGAGGAAGCAACTGATAGGAAGCCCACGACTTGTACCCCCGTTACTAAGTATAGGAGTGCTGAACATGAACCAACGAGAGGAAGAGTAGTTGTAAAGTCTTTGAGCCAGTTCAAAATCTGTCTCACCTTTGTATGTGGCTCCGAAGACCGAGGCTCTTGCGAATGCTTCTTGTGCATGTGTTTCTCCTTCCCAAAAATATCTATCTTTGAGTGTATCTAAACTAAATTTATCAAATGTTTTTTCTTTATCATAGTCTATTTCAATTCCTAAGTAAGGCTTAGTTCCTATTTTATCTTCAACCATTATCTTGTTCCTTGTTGTTTACGTAAATAGCTATTATAGCATAATGTATAATTTTATACAAGTCTAAATTGTTCTTTCCGTCTTTCTTTCCAAACCTCATAGCATACTTCATAATGTTTCCAAGACAGAATCCTTCTCCATATCCTGAATCAATTATCATATCTGTTGCTTGATACTTACCATTAGCATAGTGTTGGTCATACGTATTACCTACATAAGCTTTTAGTTCGTTTAATATTTTATCTTCGTTGAATTTATAATTCACTGCTTCTCCACTCCTTTGGTAAACTCTCTTCGTTATACCATGTAAAATTATTTTTCTCTGCCCATTCAGCATGAGTTCTTTTAGTTCCGTCTTTTCTTTTTTTTGCTTGAGGCATAGGTGCAAAAGGTTTTTGAAATAAAAATACTAATTCATAATCTTCAGGCAAAGCCTCCCTTATATGTATGTACTTACTAAACTCTGCGTAATCCCAAAACCTACCTTTAGCTTCAATTAAAATAGTTTTGTTATCTATTATCTTAACAAAGTCAGGCTCATACTTATGCTTAACAATATAGTCTATGTTATCCCAATGATGTTTCCAATCTTTAAGAAGAGTCTGATGTATTTCATATTCCCAAATACTATCATATCCTTTAGGTACTCCAGTCTTTTTAGGTCTAGGTTTTCTTGGTACTCTTCTAGGCATTATCAATAGAAGAGTCGTAGTTTTTAACTAGCTTCCAATATGTTAAGATACTATTAAACATATTTAAATGTCTGTCATGAGATTCATCATCCCATATATGACAAGAAATTAATCCTGTATCTTTCCTATCAACAAAGATAGAAACTCTCTGTGGATTATCAAAGCCACAACCCTGTGCATAAGCAGACAACTGCATACCATGTTCGTCATACACTAATTTAGATGGGTCTTTGCCTTCTAAGTTATCTTTAGTTTTAAAGTCTACAAAGATACCAGACTTAGAATATAAATCTATCTTACCACCATACCCTGAATCAGCACAGAAAGAATCTTCTGCAATCCATTCTTCATTAGGATAGTTTTCATCTAACCAAGCTTTGATTTTCTTGTAAGGTTTTGTTTGACCTAAACCTAAGAAACCTTTCTCAATTTGATAATGTATTTTAGTACCTTGTTTTGCAGCTTCCATACCTATCTTTTTAGAATCATGTTTACATCTGTAAGAAAAAGAGTCAAGGGATTCTCCCTCGTATCTCTCTAAAGTAAGAGCCGAGTTGAGTGCTTGATTTATTTTCCAGTTTTCTAATGAAGGTTTAGCTATCATACCTAGTATGGTAGTGACAGAAGGAACTAAGTTTTCTTTCTTAGCATCTCTAAGAGTTGTGTTCCTTTCTTTACCATTAGCACCTATGATAGTATACATTGGTTCACCTTCTTGAGTATACCAATGTCCTGACTCAGACGTAAATTTATTATAGCTATCTAATTCAGTTTTGTCAATAAGTTCTTCTTTTTTATTTGTCATTATGTTCCACCCATCTTAATTTTCTTGTATCAGGTAAGTATAATAAATACCTAACGTCTGCTTTTAT